CGATACGCCGGGCGGTACGCCTTGCCCCACCAATACCGACTTGGAGCGTGTAGGTTTTCCCGTTCTTGGAGTTGCGCTCAATAAGGGAAATTTGTGATGGGTCTTGCGGGTTGAGTCCTAATGCGTCAGCGCGGGCAAAGAACATTTTGAGGTGATTAGCGGGGATTTGTTGGTATCCCAATTGCTCAATCAGTGTCATTTCCTGCTGGTTGAACTTGGCAATTTCGTTGCTCATGGTTAGTTCTCCTTGATTTGTGCTGCGAGGATGCTGGTGACGATGTGGATTGCTTCTTCGCGGGTGAATCCTGCTTCGATGTGAGCGGATACCATGGATGCGTTGTTTCCTGCGAACTCGCGGTTTACACTGCTGGCTTCTGGTAGTTGCTTTCCCCAGATTGGCATTAGATGTTCCTTTCGTCGTCGAATCGGTCGAGGGTGATTTCAGTGAGTACGAAGGCAGTATTTACGTCGTGGCCGTGCCGGGTGAAGTGCTCCATGAGGTAGGTGGCTTGGTCGGCGAATGCGGTGAGGGCGGCGTAGTTGGCGTCAGTGGCGGTGCGGGCCACCTCCAAACGCCGGTGTGGCATGTCGCTTGGTTTGTTCATAGTTGTTGTCGTTCCTGGTCGATGGTGGTTTCTATCTCGTGGCAAAGGTCGCGCAATTCGGGGAAGGTGTCTCCGTGGTCTCGCATCCAATCCAGGACTTCGCCTTCGAGGCGTGCGAGGGCAATTTTCTTTGCTTCTTTGCTGGGGACGATGGTGTAGATGTCCATTAGTTGACTACCTTTGTGAGTCGTAGGCGGGGGGAACCACGGCGGGTTTTGGTGTTGAACTCGGCGAATAAGTCCGGGTGGGCGGACTTAAACGCCTTGGAATCAAACGTCTTCGAATCCTTAGTGGTGGACACGCTGACCTTGTAGCCAGCATGAGTACCGGCGTAGGACTCGCCGAGGAGCTTTAGCAGGTCTTTCTTGTATGTCTTTGCCAGGTCAGACCAGGTGGAGGCTTTTTCCTCAGCGTCCGCTAGCTGCGCCACGAGGTCTTCTACCTCGTCGGCGTCTTCTAGGCTGGTGGCCTCACCCATCCAGTCTGGGGTAGTGCCTTCCAGCCAGGCGAACCAGTCTGCGGCGGTGAGCTCCAACTCCTTGCAAACATCGCGGTCATACAAAATGGTGTGCGATTCACACTCCCGCGGGGTGAACTCGCCGTCTTCTTCGTCGTAGTACTCCACCAGTAGGACACAGGCTTCCGCCCCGGCGTGCCACATGTTGGCTTGTATTTGCAGGTAGTAGCCATCCGGGCACCAGTCATGGAAGCGGCCGCCGGTGAATTGGTGCTTGGCGGTTTTAATCTCACCAATCACTTCCCCATCCGCACTGAACAAGTCCGGGGTGCCGCAGAGGCGGTCATCGTCGGGGTTAATAATGATGGTTTGCGGGTCGGCGTTATATTCCAGGCTGCTATCAATATCCAAGACCAGTGGGGCCAGGACGGGTTCGCGAGCGGTGCCCCAAACCGTGTAGTCATTACCGCCCCACCGCTTCCCTGTTTCTTTCTGCTCGCGTATCTCCTGCCACGCCCTAGCCGTCTTACTCAGGTGAATTCCCGCCAATTCCGTCGATGTGAGATGCTGGCGGCGGAACTCCAGCCAATCCTCTGTACTTTCAGGTTCGTATTTATGCAGTTCCAAAGCGTGCCTGCCTTTTCGTCGTGTTGACCAGCGGATTATCTAGAATATGGCGAGCATTGCGCGCATGATTTTCACAGAACCGGAAACCCACCCCATAGCTCATGTTCCTGCCCGTTAGTAGGCATCCGTAGTAGAGACAGCGGCCGGGGGATTGTCGTTTACCCGCGATGAATTTGCGCGCCTCCCCGGCGGTTTTAAATCTTCGCAACCCATCGCCAATATCAACCCACCAAAGGTCGTCGTACATGCGGGGCTGATACATGCTCATAATGCCTTGTGCTTCAGTGGCCATAGACTCACATCCAGACTGGTGGCACGGAGATTACCCAGTGGAAGATGAAGCCAACCATGCCGCCGAAAATGCCGGTGGCCCAGGCAAATCTCATGCGTTTAGCGGCAGTATCTTTCCAGTAGGCAAGCTCCTTGTAGCTAGCTTCTTGGCGTGGGGGGCGGTTAGTCTTCTGCATGGCGTAGTTTCCTTTCGTGGGCGTTAACAAGTCCGGTGATGTGGTGGGCTTGTGCAGCGCCATCCTTAATTTGGCGGCGTACCTTCTCCGGTAGGTGGGTGTAGAGGTAGATGTGCTGGTAGGTCTTTTCGATGTGCCTCAGCTGGGATATTGCTTCGGGCAGGGTGATTTCGTGAGCCAATGTTTTATCTCCATTTCATGCTGAATTTCAGGGTGCGGCGACGACGATGCCGACCTCGATGGAGCAGGGCCTTTAGCCAGCTCATGCGATTGCTTCCGGGTCGAGTAGCTGGTCGATGACGCGCTTTGGGAATACAGTCCGGGCGCCGACCGTGATGGGGCGTAGTTGCGGGACGGTTCCTTTGTTCACGTGGTCGTAGAGTGTGGATGGGGCGATGCCGAGCATGCCGGCGACTTCTGGGACTGAGTATGACCTTTTGGTAGTGTTCATAGTGTCCTTCCAGGGATTGATTGGTCCCGCGTAGTGTGCAGCTACGCCGGGGCCTTCTTTGTGTTCGAGAGGTGGGTGCAGGGGCGGGACAAGACATGAAAAATCCCCACATACCCTTCACTTACGGTGCAGCGTTCAATCACCACACCCACCCCCAGTGCCGCGCCCGGGACTCGCACCCGGGGAGTAGCTATTTCACGGCCTCAATGTTTTTCGTGCCCACTTACGTGGAATTTGCCTCACCCTTGGCCCGCTACGGCGGTCAGGTGGTTTCAGCCTGTCGGCACTAGTGGTCATGGCGTTCTAAGACCCGCGCTCGCACTAGTAAGTAGTCCCACATGGACACGGCCCGGCTACTGTTCTCTGCCGGGATAGGCTCTCTATTCAGTTCTCTGTACAACGTGGCCTGCCAGTCCCTCGTCTATCCCCTAGGGAGGAATACAGGCGGCCTTGTGCCTATGCGGTGGCTCGCACACCGCTGCCTGCTCGTTAGGCTGATTTATGCGGCGAAATCCTCCACCGGGGCAAACTCTCGAGCCCATACCGCGAAGGTCAGAGCACCAGTGGCGCGCATCTGCGCCGCAATCATCTGCGCGCCCTGCACCGCCTCACCACGAGCGGCGAAGTCACGATTTCGTGCAGCATCTTCTGCTTCTGCCCACAATTCGAAGTCGCGGGCGGTTGCAGATACGAGCTTTACGCGCTCCTTCACCGTCTTGACCTGTCCGCCGTTGATGACGGTGTTCTCCACAGAAATCGGTAGGTGCCCAGTCACACTCCAATCGAGAGGCAACTGCCCAGTGCGGTAAAATTGGCGCATAAGGCTATTTCCAGCCTTCGTTGCTTTGCCCTCCACATCACGGGCGAGGTTTCGTACGTAGTCACGAGCTGCGGTGCGTAGTTCCTCCACACCGAGGTTGACTTCATCGGCTACATCGTCAACCCAGTCACGCTCTTGTTCGCCGTAGCGTTCCGGGCGGGCCTTGTTCAGTTTGTTGCGGAGTTCATCTCGGAGCGACATGGTTAATTGCCTTTCAGGTAAGTGTTTTCAATTTCGAGGAACCGGTCGCGGATTCGCGGTTCGCAGGCTTGGAGAATTTCGTTGCGTTCCGGGTTGGTCGCCATGTCAAGTCCGGTGCCGAAGTTCGTCACGAAGATTTCGACGTAGCGGGCGTGGCGGTTGATGCGTTCCTCGGTTTCTCGGCGTTCAGATTCTTCCGCTTTGCGGCGTTCTTCCTCTGCTTGGCGGATTTCTTCACGCTCTTCTTGGATTGCGGAGAAAGCAGCGCGCATGTTGGCAAACGCGCCCTCCGGCTTTGAATCCAGCCATTCTCGTGCGGCGGAATCATTGTCGAAGAACTCTTGGGCGCGTTGCTCGCGCTCTTCGGCCTGCCGGGCGGCTTCAACCTTGCGAGCTTCGGCAGTTTCACGCTCTTCCTTTTGGCGGCGCGCCTGCTCATATTTCTTGTTGAGTGAAGCTTCGCCGTCTCGCACCTCAATGAGATGCGCCGGGCCAAGCTCGTCCATGACAAGGCCAGCGCAGCGTAGCGACTCACGTTCGGCGCTGCCCTGTAATCCAGAATTCTGGATTATGGAGTTTCGCATCCACCGACCGTTCTTACGTTTCTCATGCCCGAGAATGAGCGCGGTGGACGCGGCAGCGATTTGCACCGTCATCGACTCACGGCGACCCGTGGTGTTCGCACCAATGACGAACTCTTTATAGTCATCGTCATCGCCTTCGCGAGTCTCAAACGCTGGCTCCACACCAGCCTGCTTGCACGCAGCCAAGCGGTTACGACCATCAAGCACTTCACCTTGCGGGGTGAGCACAATCGGATGGATAAGACCTACTGCGGCAATAGACTCTGCCAGCTCCCCTAGCTCTTCTTCACTCGCCATGGGGAAGGCGTCAGCATATGGGTGATTACCTTTGATGTGCATTAGAATTCCTGCCCCCATCCCTGAACGGAGATGGTTTTCATGGTTTCGGCTAGTCCTGGGTCGTTGTCGATGATTTGGCCAATGATTGGTGCGATTCCACGGAAGGCGTGCGCCAGCATGATTCCTGCGAGGTCAGGAGACTTGGCGGTTTGGTTGATGCTTGCCAGCCATTCATCAACGTCGTCATCGGTGCGTACGGCCGCGAGGAATTCATAGCCGTATTTCAGGGATACGATGCTCATGTCTCCCATGTCAGGAAGGGTGAAGAATCCGGCTGGTAGTCCGTCCTCGTCGTGCGCTAGGACGGAATGCTTGTTTGGCTCAAAAGGATGGTTAGCGAACCAATCCTCACGGGCCTTTTCAATCCT